GAAAGAGTCGGCGGTCATATAACCAACACCGGACCATCGACCCGAAATCCTCGGAGAAGATAGTGGAGGGGGCACTGTATCCGGTCCCTCCTCCCGTCAACACTAGGAACGACCCAACCTCTCGCGCTCGCCGCGAACACGTAAGGCGCCCGCATCTATTCCACGTTCGCGATCGCCGATCCCGCACCGCGTGTCGCGTCGACGACATTACGGTTTTTGATAAATAGACGAAAGCGGGTTACGGGCGCCGGAGAGCCAAGATCTTGATCGCGGGTGTCTATACGGCCAGCTCGATATCTCCCATGCAACGGATGTCTTCGTTCCCTAGCAGACGCGGTGCAAGTCGTGTTAGTGTCCGGACGAGGCTTGCTGTACATGCGATCGGATTATCCCCCATCGCGACACAGTACATGAACGGGTACTCGACGGCTCGACGTATCATCTCGCGGCGGTCAGACTCGTTGTCGCGTAGCAGGAACTCTGCGGCCACAGCCGACTCGATCACGTCGGACCACTCCTCGAACGAGGGTCTTCCCTGCGCGTACTGCCGCAGCATGAGTGTCGTGTCGAGTGCGATCTGTGCGGCGCCTCGAGCGGTGCCGGCCATTGAAATCCCTCCCGGCGAGAACAGCCAAAGGACGAGACGCTGGAGACAGCTCTTCCCTCGCACTCGCTCGACCTGGAGGATGTTACGGGGGAGAGCCGCTTCCCATACACGTGGCCCTCGCGTCCCGGTCAAGGAGACTAAGATTCCGGCTTCGACTATTCCACCGAACTCGAAGACCTGGAACACCGCTCGACATGTCCCCGCCCGCCTCGCGTAGCCCACCAGATCCGCTAACTCAGAGACCGTGCCGGTTACGCGCACGAGAACGTCGGCTATTGCGCGTCTTCGTATCAGCGGCAGCAAGACTTCGAACGAGCGCCCGCGATCACTCGGGATGTCTAGAACGATTAGCGCATCCGCGGGAGCCTCTGTCAGCAGAGCGTCGGCGGCGTCGGCGTCGAACCAGTCCCCGGACGTCGAGCGGCAAGCCTCGCTCATCCGGAATCCTCTCCCGGCCCCGCGTAGACGTACGAGCGGCGGCAGATAGGCGTCGGTCATGGAGTCGACCGGCAAGTCGGAACGCAGATCGTGCCCGATGACTTCAAGCGACCCGCCGTGGTAAGCCGCGGCAGCTGCGGCCCCGAGCCCACATCCGACGATCACCACCTTGCGACCGGCGAATGTCGCACGAATTGGCCAGTAGAAGTCGGCCGCGCCCGAGCAGAGGTCGTACGCTCGACCGCGAGAGGCCTCGTATCGGAACACAGCGAGCTCCAGCTGAGACGGCACACGACGCGGGATCGTCACGCTCACGAAATCGTTAAGCGTCACAGCGAGGACCTCCGGGCCCGGGATACGATCGGACTCCACTAGAAATTCACGGCGCATTATCCCCCGATAGCCTCGAACAACCTCCGCGGACGAACTCCCCGACACTTGTATGCGGGACCCATGTTCCCCATCCGCGATCGCTACCGCGAGTGCTCTCGCATTCTCTGAAACTAGGATCCGACCCCGGGGCGTGACGTCGTACGAATGCAGGCAACGTCGGAAGAAGTCGAGCTTGGGTGCTTCGTCGTCGAGCTCCTCTCGAGCGAGACGTAGGATCGCTGACCCGACGATGAAATTCGCGTCGTCGATCGAGACCATTCCGAGCCGATACGCCTGGAGCGCCTTCTTCCGAAGTAGACGAATCACCGCGGACAGCAATGCGTCGCCGGTGTCTGAGGCGAATACGACCTCGGGAGTCCGATAGTACTTCGAATGACCGTTGGCTAGCATCCGAGTCGCCCGTGACAGTATCATCCCGGCGACAATCCGCTCGTCCGCGCTTCGGTCCATGTACGCCGGTGACGTGCTCTCGGTCAGCAGGCGACTCATTGGATCCTTCGCGAGCGATGGGTGTCGCAGGTGCTTGCTCAGGAAAGCTGCGTATAGGAAAGCCGCTCTTTTCGACGCTCGGATCTCGACCCCGCTAATCCGGTTCGAGTGAACCGACGAGCGAATCGTCGCATTTCGTAGCTCGATGACGCAGATCGCCGCGGCGTCGATGAAGGTCGACAGACCCATGCCGATAAGCTCTACGAGACCGATCTCTGGGCGTATGTTGGCCACGGTGCGCTCTAGCACCCCGGCGATAGCGCTGTCGACTCGGCCGGCTCGACGTAGCTCAGCGACGAGCGAGGCGAACCGTATGCTTTTCGCGCGCGCGCACCCGGTCCTTAGCGGCGCGTAGTCGATGGCGCCGGACACCCTCACCAAGTCTACCCCGTCGCTACAGACGAGTCGGATTCTCGGCGGGACACCTCCGACGGCGGCCGGAGCGAGGAGCCGCATACGGTCCGACGGCAGAGGAACGAGTGGTCGGTCGCCGACGCGGATGACGAAGGAGATAGGCGCGTCGTCGCGAGCGTGATCCCAGGCGTAGGCGGACAAGAAGACGAGCTCCGACAGATACTCCTGGAACATGACGGGGTAGTCGACCGTCGAGGCGGACAGAAACCCGGCGCGGTCGGAGTCCAGCGTCATGTGCGTCGACGCTATGCTGCACCCGAGCGGGGAGGAACCTCGGTCGCCTATTCTCGCGGCGTAGCGGTGTCCGACGTCTCCCCCGAGGACTCCCGCGACGTACGGCCGGATCTCGCTTAGACGTACGCCGCAGCGCGACAGGGAGACGTAGTCGAGCAGCCCCTCTAGGTTCTCCTCCGCCGCGCTCCAGCTCATGATCCGCTGTATCGTCCTAGCGGCGGTCGCGGCGGCGCCGTGCCCGACTATCTTGTAGCCGTGCTCTGATCGCTTCTCCCTGGTGCTACTGCCGAGATAAGCCGGATTCGGCCCACGTGTATAGAGAATGTCTGCCGACCTCGGGATCATCTCCGATCGTATTCCCGGCACCGCCGGTGCAAGCCCCAGGACGACATCGAAGTCGATCGGAAGATACGACGTCACCCCCTCAATGACAGGGCAGGTAGTATTCCACCTTGCTCGGAGACCCTCGACGAAATGGTATAGCGAGCTGAAGGTCATGTCATGCCCTCGAATCGATCGCGCCAGAAGAACCGCCCATTGCGCCTCGCTCACTCCTGCCTCCAGCATCGTCGCGACGATGTTCTCCTCGTCGTCCGCTCTCGCGACTGTCTGAAGCGTCCGCGTTTGCAGGAACATCTTCCTGATCGCGGTGACCGTTCCCACTGCGGACGCGTCGACGATGTCCCGCGCGATGACCGGGTTGAAAGGCCGGAGAGTCCGTAGCGACTCCACTAGTGCCGCCTCGAAGCTCTCGGAGCCGTAGCTCAGCGCGGCGTTGATCTCCCGATTGGCGCAGGTGGCCCGTACGAACCCGAGAGACGCGTCCGCTACCGAGGCGCTGACCGAGCTCGGGCGAGCGATCGGCAGTCCGTATGGGTCAGCGAGGAGTGCGCTCAGACGGGGCTCACGCGCATACGCAGCGTCGCTCAAAGCGAAGCCGATAACGTCGCGCGCTTCGGATAAGCCGCGCTGCAGGATCTTGAGCGACGCTAGGCTCTTCGACAGCGGGTCGCCAGATCCCTTGTACACGAAGCCGTATGGTCCGACTATCGGCAGCCCGCCGAGCTCCGACGGAGTGATCAGCATCGTGCGGATGATACGATCGTCTGCAGCCCCTAGAAGTGAGCGGAGATAAGGCCCGTATACTCCGTGCCCCCAACATGCCTCGACTAGATACATCGCGGCGTGGAACAAGCCGATCCAGTAGCAGCGCCCCGGGCGCTTCGAGGACTCCGCCGCGCCGACTGCCCCGCTGAATATCGAAGCGATGAACGCGGAGAGTGAGGGGAAGTCGAGTGAAGACGTAGGAGTCAGGCGCATAAGACTCTTGACCGACAGCGGATAGTCGACACCCCGCACGTAGACGACCTTCGAGTAGGAGAGAATGCTCTCCGAGACGATGCACTCCTCCGGCTTGATCTCGTGGAAGATGTCCGCCATCGCCTTCTCGCAGCGTTCGATCACCTCCTTCGCGACCTCATGCGCGTCGTCATGCTCCGGGATCTCCAAACGTCGACGATAGGACACGACGATCACTACGTTGTCGCCCTGCTCGGACAGCGTGTAAGCGACCGGCATCGATCTCATGGCCGACCGCAGACGCGTCGCGGTCATCACCGTCCAGAGCTTCTGGGCGATCCCCTCGAGCCCGCCTAGGTGACCGAAATGGACGAGGTCGCCCTCGTCGACTGCGTCTCGCTCTATCGTCTGCGGCCTGAGCCCCGCCGTGCGGATGACCATCATACAGCGCTCGAAGAACTCGTGGACAAAAGTGAAGGAACGCTTGAGGCCGAACAGCCGATTGATCTGGTAGCCGATCGCATTGACAGGCCCCTTCCTGCACTTGACATTCCAGGACGCGAGGTCGATCGTGGCCACGACGCGTCCAAACACGACGCGGCGGTTCGGGCGTGTGGTCGCCAGGAATCGCTCGTGGACGTCCTGCTTCGAGTCGGTCATAGTCACCTCCGGGAAGAAAGGAAGAATTCCGCGAGCGATGTTGGCCTCGAGCAGCGCGAAGAAACATCTCATCTCCAGGCTCATCATCGTGAACATTCGAGCCTCGGTCTTGAACTCCCTCTCTTTCGGCACCGTGACGCAGACGTAATGGTCCTCCGGGACTTCGCCCCGCTCGACAGCGTCGACCATAGCGCGAGGAAAGAACTCGCGACGTCGGAGTATCTCTAGAACGAGACGTCTCTCCGTCGACGCACGCCCGCGATCCCAAGCGAGGTGAGTCTCCGATCGCAGATAGGAAATCGACTTGTCGTCTATGAGCTCGAGATAATCGTCGTAGTACTCTAGATCGAGGACCTTCCGAAGTCGCGCGTAATTCCAGTCAGTCAGGGGATATGCGCCCTCAGGGAATGACAGAGAGTCCGAGTTCCGCAGGCGCTCGAGTGTGGTCTTCCGTCCGGAGAATGATATCGGCGGCCACTTGTGATACCGGGAGATGAACGCCCTGACGAACGAGTCGCAGAACTGATGGCTCAGATCGAAGAGAGCGGAAGGAAGCGTCTCGTCGGGGAGCTTAGCGATCCGCCGTGCCTTCAGGCCTGAGATGCGGACGTCGATCAGCGGGTGGCCGCATAGCTTCTGGATCCCGAAAAGCTCGGTGACGACGTACGGCTCTGGGTTTCCCGCTAGAACGGTCGCCTCGTACAGCGCAGCGAGAGACCGGTCGCGTGAGCCACATGCGTCGAGCCCGAGTTTCTCGCGGATATCTGCCTCCTTCTGCTCGACTTTTGCGACCATATCGTCGTATGAGTCCCCCGGCCCGGACATGACGTCGCCCGCTGAGCGTGCGAGGTACGTTAGCGCGAGCGCCTCTGTGTTCTTGGCGATCTCGAAACCGAGGTTCCCGTATCGAGTCAAGCACTCTTCCTGCCAGTGAGTCGAGTCCGTCATACGGCGATGAAGCGTCGATTCGGGTCCGTATAGATAGAGGATCGCCATCGACGCGTTGTACCGGCACATACAACAGTCCGATATCATGAGGAGTTGCTCGTACGTCATCACGACGACGGTCTTCTCAGCGAGTGGGGCCCACACGATGCATAAATCCGAGGAAATGACGCCGCGGATCTCGGGTTCGTTGATGCGAACTGGGTCGCGAGATCCGCTCGCGCGCGCCTCGACGTACTTGTCGATGACTCGCTTATAGATCCTGTAGCGAGCGAGATATAGCTTCTGTTCCGCGCCGGCTCGAGGAGCTACTCCGGGCGAGAACTCGATCCCCGAGCGCTCGCAGCACCACTCGTCGAAGCACTCAATGACGGGGGCGACGATTCTCTCCGCTCGCTCGAGATCGGCAGTCTCTCGGAGATCGACGGACGGGACGACATTGTACCAGCACGGGTATCGCTCCGGTCGGAGGATCGGAGGTAGCTCCGTTCGGTAAGGAAGATGCGACCTGGCGGCCTCTATTACTCGCTGAAGGCCGGCGAGTGTTTTCGTTCGGAATTCTGGTGATAGACCCAGGCTCTCAACCGTAGGAGGCACGTCGGGGGCCTCCGCTAGCACGGAGTCGCGCGCCCAGGCTCGATAGGCCTCGTACACGCGCAAACTCGTGTCGATTATCGGAGAATCAAGATGCGATGGTGCGAAATAGACTGATTGCATTGTTGTGACCTTAGGATCGCGGTTTTTGTTTAATCCGCAGACCCTGACACTTCGCCTGGTGTCGCTAGCTCGAGGATCTTCCTCTACGTCACTTGGGGAGAGCGCCTCGATGTCAGGGTTCTCCGTTCTCCGTCAAGATCGCTCGGTCCACGAACTCTCGTAGCGTGTGCCGAACAGGACCGTGCGCCGAGTCCCAGCCGACAGCCTCGCAGAAGTATAGGCTAGCCGTCGGATCGAGCGTCTCGTACGTTTCCCCCGGCCGAGCGAGACGCCACGCGTAGGCGTCGGTACACTGCTGATGCTGCGCGAACGTGCGTCGGATTGAGATCCTGAACGCCGAGGCCGGAAAGATCAGAATCGCGCGGACACCGCGAGCGGTGATTGCCCTCTCGAGGAGTCGATGCATCTCACCGAGGCTCTCGAACCCCTCCGGACCGACCGTTACAGTCCTCGTCTCGACGACCGATCGGTGTAGGCCGTCGAGATAACTCGAGATGACTCCGCCGCTCGTCGAGTCCTCAGATACCACCAGAACAGTTGCTCGAATCAGTCGACGCGTCGTCATCAGCAGAGGTTTTTTCTGAATTCGATATGGGTCGAACGTCTCCCCCTGAGCGGCTCCACAGCAATGCGTCTTTCTAACCCAGTCGACGATTATTTCAAGGCCTCGATCTCTCCTTTCGCCTCGACAAGAGACTCATTATAATCGGCGGTGTCGCGGTCGGCGATCTGCATCATCGCTCCGACATCGACCGACGCCATCTGAGCGACAACGGTGGCGTAATCTCCGTCGCCGAGTGACTCCGTGTTAGCGGCGCGCGACAAGGCGGTGACAGCGCGTAAGACACTCGCGTTCCCCTGACGGGCGACGCTGAGAGTGGAGAACAGTTGCTCCGTCAGGGCGGACATCGCCTCGAGGGCGGCGACGATCGACTCGGCGCTCGCCAAGGGGTCGTTGTCGCCCGCCTCCGGCGCTCGCAGATGCTGCGCGAACGGAGCATCAATCACTCGGGCAAGGACCGCTGTTCGACGCTGCAGACCGAGAGCGGCCCCGTGGATGGCAGCGAGAGCTACTTTCGCGCCTTCCCCGCGCTGCACACGCTCGGTTATAGAGTTGATGATCTCAGCGCTCGCGTTCACACCGACGTTAGCCGCGCGCGCGAACGGAGCGCTTCGAGCAGTCGAGCGCATAGTTTCGATTCGACGCGCGTTGACCGAGGCGGAGTGGGAGATCGGACGGCGCGCACTCCAGCGAGCAAGATAAGAGGACAA